GGTGGCTGATACCGCCGTGCTAATAAACGTATTACCCGACGATGTTGCTGTTAATTGACCTGTAGATGCATCAACATAATAGTCTAGACCCGGTGTTAAACCGGATTGCGATTCATTGATACCACCCAGTAAATTTACCGTGCCACTTGCACCATTTGAAATTGCTTGCGCTGTAATTCCGATAAGTTTATCGACATTTAAGGTTCCGACCGCAAATGTAACGCCTCGATAGGCCGCAACTGGATTTTGGTTAGATGTTATTACAGTGTTGTTTGTGTGATCGGAATAGGTAGCCGTAATTGCGTCATAGTAGATATTCTGAGACTGCAAACTTGTTTGCCCAGAATTAACAGTGAATGTTGTACCACTTAATGTTGAAGTCAAAACGGTAGCATAATACGAATTTGTACCCAACCCAACAACTGTAACAAATAAACCGGCATTCGAGTCGTACACAGTGTTAGTGCCATAAAATATATTACCGGACTGTCCGGGGAGCATATCTACAGGACTTGCGATAGAAGGAGCTTGAGAGGTTCCATTTGTAGTAATCACATAAGCTCTCAAAGTATTTGATCCCCCACTTCCTTCTTTGAAAGATCCGGTTATCACTTGCTTGCCATTTCCAGATGTAGCCATTCTACGAGTGTTACTTGATAAAGATTCGTCACAAGTTGTACCAGACGCTCCAAATGCCGTACCTATGGTTGCACCTGTACTAAAATTTATTTGAGTTGATGCAATATTTATTTGATGGGCTTGACATCCTTGATAAGCATTACTGTAGTTAACTTGGTTTAGGACACAAACTTGGCTCTGAGCAGTTGCATCATAGATGAGTCCAACTGGTAAAAAATGAGTATTAGCAACGTAAGCTAGAGTAGTTGGTCCCAACCTTATACTTGTAGAAGCACCACTTGTAGTTGTAAGAGCCGCCACGTAAGCTCTTCCATTACTTTGAGTATTAAATACTATGCACGTTTCTGCACTTGAAGAATCTGAATTTGGTGGGTTAGGAACTATCATGCAGTTATTATTGTCACCATATTGAACAACTAAAAGATTTCCATTCCAATTCATCGTTGTTCCAGAGCCACCTGATCCAGAACGAACCTTCACATTTCCACCACTTGATTGACAGAAGGCTATAATTGGGAACTGAATTGATTCATTCATTGCGATATCTATATCTTTAGGATCTTCCGAGGCAACGGTAGATTTTGTTCCCCAAGTAATAGTTGAGCCACTAATTGACCCCGCGCTATGCGTTACATAGGAGGTTCCTAAATCTTTGTATGCTACATGAACTACATCTCTAATAGAATCATAACAAGCCGCAGCTAACTGTACATTGTAGTTAGAAGGAAAGTCAGCTGGACTACCTACTGCATCGGGGTCTAAAACGGCAACCGTCCCATCCGATTTTAGACCGACTACGGCTCCGTTACTAAGCGTTCCTGTCGCTGTAAAATTTAGAGCATTTTGTCCACCGCCAGAGGGCAGTAGCTCTGACAGATTGCTCATTTTATACGCTCCACCCTATGGTTGCGTCGATGTATGTCATCGTGATTTCGGCAAAATTTTTGTCAAAAACTAAATCACTTGCAGAACTTGCGATATTGCTTCCATTTCTTGCTACGGTGAAACTTGTAGTCGCTGCTGCACCTGTACCATCTTTAACAACAACAAAATCACCTGCTGATGGACCCGCTGGCAGTGTTATGGTGATGGATCCTGCACTAGCTACCAAAAACTGTCCAGATGTTGCATTTGTGTTACCACTTACAATCGTGGGTGCCTCTATACCAGCCGCTTCGGCAGCAGATGTCCAAGTTGTCCCATTCGATTTCAGAACATTACCACTCGTTCCCGGAGCAACGAAATTAGGTGCGCCTGTACCGTTACCGATTACGACATTATTGGCTGTAAGTGGTGCGCTTTTTACAAGTTTTCCGGTAGTTCCATCAAAGGCTACAATGGCACCATCCGTTGCTGATGCTGGCCCCGCAACATCGCCAGTGCTACCACCAGACGATGCTATTTCTTTTACTACTCCCGACGAGTTTTTGAAAAACAGCTTTTCATCGGCAGTGTTTATAGCTAATTCACCGTCTACTAAATCACTAGCACTTGGTACGTTCGAAGATGTCGAACTCCGATATAGCTGAATAGGTGTAAAACCAGATTGTGGCATTATAGTCTCCTATTAATTGTATTATACATTAAAATGTCCCCCCTGAAATACCAGAAGTTGCAGTCAATGAAGTGAACGTTCCAGCTGCTGGCGTTGATCCACCAATTACAGCATTGTCTATTGTTCCACCAGATATTGTAGGAGCAATAGGGGATGCCAACTTAGCAGTAGTTACAATGCCATCTGCTAGTTGATCGCTTGTTAGCGGTATATTTGTTGGGGTATTACCAATGTACGGGTTAGCCATTAAGTTATCTCCAAGATTGATAAAACAGCATCTATGGATGTAGCTGTATCTGATTTAACTTTGATCGAGTCATTAGGTTCCATAACAATTTTTTGATTACCTCCGATTGGTACGATTGCACCACCCGTAGGCACCGGAGCACTTTTGACTATGTAAGTATCGTTTGCTCCGTCATTCAAAGTAACGTCAATGTTGACTGTGGCCCCTGTTGTGTTGGCAACTGTCAAACCAATAACAGTTGTTTGAGTCGCTGCTGGTACGGTATACGACCCAACTGCTGTTAGAGACGTTCCTATATCCCTCGATAATTTTCTTTCAAAAGCATTTGCCATGTTTTCTCCTTACCCCAATGCAATCGCTAATGCAATGACATCGTCAGTTGTAACCCCTGCACTTGGTGCTGATGAAACCCAGTTTGTTCCGTCAGATGTAAGCACATTTCCATTCGCTCCGGGTGATGTAAGTCCCGTACCGCCGTGTGCTGGAACGAGTGTACCTGATAGTGTGATATCACCCGTGCTTAAACTATTGGGTGTAAATCCTGTTGTTCCTGCACTAAATGCACTTACAGCCGTTGTAATTGCACCTGCCCACGCAAACGCACTTCCATCCCATTTTAGAAATCTGTTTGCAGTTGATGGAGCGGCTATAAAGTCGGTTGTGTCGGCAGATGTGTTGTAGACAATTCTATTAGCTGAACCGCCTGCCACATTAGTTGCTTTAGTTGCGGTAGCCGCGTTACCAGTTATACTTATGGCCCATGTACCCGTAGCACCCGTTCCATTGAGTGGCACTGCCCCAACATCACTAGCAGTAAGTGTAACAGCACCAACTTGACCGTTTACGGATGTGACAGTGTTACTCTGGTCAATTTTTTGCCAAACCCCAGTGCTTGCAAATACAGCCCAATCACCTACTTCCCAATCGGTAATTCCGTCTAGGTTTGTGTTACCCGCAACGCTGACGATGTAGTAATAACCATTCACACCTGAGCTTGATGTTAGTGTAGGCGTGTTAGTCGAGGCGTTCCACGTTCCCTGAAAATTTAAACCCGTTTGGAAAGATGCAGTTGATACCGAGGTAACTACACCCTTGTCATTTATTGTAACGACAGGGATAACGCTCGATGATCCATACGTTCCGGGTGTCACTCCAGAGGTAGGTAAGTCTGCATCAACTAATGCCCGAAATGCTGTGGGGGCTGCCGCACCAGAGGTTGGACCTGCAAAAACTACGTTGGCTGGTTGGTCAGATTGTAAGAGAGCAGATCCCCAACTATACGTTCCAGTTCCACCAGAAACGAGAACTTGTCCATTAGCTCCCGCTGGACCGATAGCAAGATCACCACTACCACCGTAAACTATACCTCCGGGAGTTGATGTTATACTCCGTCCTGTACCGCCTTGATCAATTGGTAAAACACCGTCAATTTCGTCTGAATTAGATAAATCTACTGGTGGGTGTTGATGGTCACCTCTTGCCAACTCATTAGACGTTCCAGCCGACCCACCAGTTGTTCCTTTAAGTGGGACGTTATCTTCAAAGTCTGCCGTAAGTGTTACATTCGAACTTAAATTACCACCACCCTCTAATCCATTGCCCGCAATAATCTGTGTGGAAGTTGGTACTCCACCTGTAGAAGCAGTCACCGTGCTCACGGCTGTAATACGACCAGTGGAATCAACGGTGACTACTGGTATTTGAGTTGTGCTTCCATATGTTCCGGGAGTTGCTCCACTAGCTGCGAGTTGCACCGTTCCAATACCGCCACTTGCCACGCTTAATGTTATGTCTTGATTGAGTTGTCCACCACCTGTCAAACCAGTTCCAGCTATGACTTGTCGTGTGGTTGGGACTCCTGCAACTTGTAATAAGTCTCCTGCTCTAACTTGATAACTTACACCTTGGTAATTGAACAGTAACATACCATCGGCAGATGCTACCGGAGCCGTAGGCAGTTGCGATATTCTGGTTGGTATTAAATTACTTGGAACGTTAGTCATCTAATTTATCTCCAGATAATTATCACCGTCCTCCGTGACGATAAATTCATCCCCAGCTTCTTGAATTAAACCAGCGGGATGCGTGTCTATATTTCTATCAGGTCTAACAAATGGCAACACGATTTGATCTGGTCTTCGTGGTGGTAATCGGTAAGGGTCAAATTGATCTCTATCTTCCTTACAAACTCGTAGACCGGGATCGTTGGGATCAGGAAATAAATCAGCCAGAAAAAATTTACGCGAACATCTAGCACATATTCCGATACCAAATGTTGGTTGTCCTGTCGGGTCTAAATACTTACTCATCTTGTATAGGGTCCAATACCCGGATTGATTTGTGTTGGAGATCCATCACCGTCACCATCCCACGCTCGTTGCATTGAAATAGCAGCTCGTTGTTCTAGTAAAGGTATTATATTCGCATCGACGCTTGGTGTTTCCATTGCAACTTTAGATGCTAATCCGTTCACGATAGCCTCTAGCCATCGATTAGGAATCTCAACTTCTTGTTGTAGAGTATCAGTATCCATGACCGAACGATGTCTCCATACGACCAACTGTGTTTTTTCTGTGTCTTCATCAGGAGCAGGCCAAACATTTAAAACAGGTTGTGCAACGTTTCGTTGAAAATAGTAAGTGCTAGGTTGACCCGCAAACACACTATTACTTTGATTTACATATTGATCGCGGTTTAACGTTCCTAGTGGTATAACATATGGCTCGTTACCCAACGTTATAGATGTGTAATTGATTGTAGAAACACCATCCGTTGGGATTATCTTAAAGTATTGATATGCCAATGCTGGAACTATGTCTGTCCATACTATCTTTCCAGCTTGAGCCAACGCCCCAGTTGAAAGATCATAGCTGTTTGTTGTTGCTACTGTAGTAAAGTTTACACCGTCAGAACTTACTTGAAATGTTAATGGTATAGCAGTTGCTGACCATTTTACACCTACTGTGTTAACGATAGTTGCCGAGGAAAAATTTACCAAGTAACTCGTATTAGTAGCCGTTACTGTCCCAGTTGGAAACATCGGTTGACGAAAATTAACATTAAGAACGTCAACTGTACCCAGTGGCAATGTCACCACTGGTTGGTTTTGATAAAATGGAAGGATTATCTTTTCGATGCACCAACTGGGAACTCGGATATTGGACAAGTCATCCAACATAAAAGCCAGAGAGTCTAATGCATAATCTTGCATTTCAGAGGTAATCGCTTGTGCAGGCAATCTACAACGCCTAAAAGCGTGATCAACCACTTTCAATGAATTAAAGGTTTTTACACCAATATTATTAGAGTATGCCATATCAATCCTAAATTAAATTACGGATGCTGATACAGCAAACCCCGTTCAGTTTTGAGTCACCAAGACTTTCTTTTAAATTGGGCATCACCGGGCATTGCCTTGAAACCACCTTTTGATTTCATGGAACCGCCTTTCATCATGCCTTTACTTTTCATCGAACCACCACGCATCATGCCTTTGGTTTTCATGGTACCACCACGTTTCATGCCTTTGGTTTTCATAGAACCACCACGTTTCATATCCATCGTTCCGACAGACTGATAAGCTCTACGGCCCATAGCTTTTTCCATACCCTTGCTTTCATCTCTTCGAGACTTCATGCTCTGGGATTTGGAAGACTCTTTGCCTCTTCTCATACCGAGAGATTCGTCAAGCCTTGCGTTGTAGCCTTGTTTCTTACCGCCCTTGGCATAGCCTTTGGACTTCATCATTCTTTTGCCGCCTTTGGCATAACCTTTAGATTTCATCGTTTTCTCCGTTTAATATCATATTCAGCTTCGCCCCGAAGTCTACGCATTTCGTCACGAGCATTTCTTTCCCTAGATGCAACTCTTTTTAGTTGTTGACGCTTGTCGCGTCTTTCCTGAGCATCTTTGGGTCTTCGTGCTCTAACTCTACGCATTTCATCCGCGGCATCGTCCTGAACACCAATGACACGAGCTTCCTCATCACGAATATTACGGTTGACTCTACCGCCATCAGCTTTATTCATTTTTGAAAAAGTCTTGGCTAGGTTGGCTCTTTTCTGAGTGGTTGCAGATGGTTTACCAGCACCTTTTTTAGCTGGCTTCCCTTCGGCTAATTTGTTAATCACGCCCTTGGGAATTTTTCCATCCTTCATTTTGACCCCTTCGCTTTTAACGTAGGAAGTCAACGCACCCGGCTTTTTTACAGCCCCCTGAATCCAGTTTTTGTCAGATGTTGATCCACCTTTTTTCATTCCACGAGAACTTGATTTTGTGAAACCAAACGAAGAATCAAAATGCCAACCGTCTCGAAAGGGATAGCTCGATTTCATCATGCATCTCCCATACCGGAATGGTTTGAACAATAGTAATACAGTTCTGGTGTTGAGTCGGTAGTATCTATTTGAGTGAATGCACCTGCTGTACCTGCTGTGTTATTGATAGTCACCCCATCGGTATATTCAACACCACCTGCGTGTGTTCCATTTGGAGTTGTGCTAAATCGCAATGGGTGGTTGTTGTTGGTATTATCACTTTGTAAAAAGCGATAACTTCTGTTTGCTTCAAATGTGAAGTGTGGGCTTACCGCATCATCAACATAAAAAACATTACCAGTTCCATAGGAGTTTGTACCCGCTGCGACTCTTACATTGTAAGACACTAGACCACTAACGTCCGCTGGTCTGTGATACTCCTTAATTGCATGAATTATTATTGTATAAGTATCACCGTTTGAAGCATTTCTAGTGCTCAAAGCAATATCACCAGCCGCATCGACACCTTTAATGCCACTTGCATTGTAGGGTAAATACGGGACGTATGGGATATCATACAGTTCACCTTGTGGAAAACTAGCTATGAGAGCATCACCAGCTGGACTTGGATCACCAACCCAAAAAAGATCAACACCCATGTCATAAGTCTGACATACGACCTTTGTAATTTTTAGACCATTGCAAGCTAAACCAAATGAATTTGGAGCGAGTGTGGAAACATCTATCTTGGTAACCTTAGTTTCCCCAGTACCATCCGAAAGATTAGTAAACTTTGCAATGTACTGTCGCTCCCCATCTTGGAGAACTTGAGTTGTGACTGCATCAGCCATAGTTCACCTCCCTTTAAGAGAGATTATTGTTTTGGATATACAACACTGTCAGTGAAGCAACACCCGATGTACCGTCACCAGTAGCACCCGTAAAATCTGCAAGAACTTCCCTATCGGCTCCAGAAACATTCGTGGCCTCACTATCTAGTGTTCCACGAGTCGTACCGACAGATTTTGTATCCACCGCATTCAGATAAGCATTGGGATCAGTATCGGTTCCTACGGAAATAGTAGCTGCGCCACTATCGTCACCAGCAGTTGTAACGTTCAATATTACATCTACAATCTGAGAATTTGCTGGGAGCACTGCAACTCTTTGATTAAGTTGGCTTGCACCAGTGATGTTTGGCATCATTGACTGTGCCATTACTACAGAACCAACGTTAGCTACGTTAACGCCAATCTCTGTTCCTGTAGTGGCTTGAATAGTTCCGGCTTTTACCGGACCAGAAAAAGTAGTTGTACCCATTTTTCCTCACATACGAGTTGCGTGTATTTGTCGGTATGTCGTCAGTCGGGAACTGTCAAATACACAAGGTTAAATCCCGAAAAACCCCTACCGTCACAGGGATAGGACGGTAGGGGATTTCATTAAACTCCGGGTGTTCCGAAGATTGCTCTCGGATCTGTCCAACCGAAGTTGTAACGTTCAGTGGCTTTATAACGCATTGAGTCAGTTTCGAAATCGCCTTCCATTGATTTCTCAAGTCCTCTTCGCATCATCAGCTTCAGACCTTCAGGAGCATCCGTTTGTACCCACCAAGCAGTGCTCGAAGTGATACGCGAGATGTTTGCCTGACCGTCACCCAGTAGCCCCATTGACTTAACAGGGTTGATGTCGTTATCAGCCGTTCCCGGTCTCAAAGCAGATTTTAGTAGAGTTTCTGCTTGGAAAACGTTTGCTGGTCCGGTAACGATTTGGGTTGGTGTAAGTCTGATTCGCTTACCATTATTGTCAACCGCATTACGGATTTGAATTAGCATTTGTTCCAGAGAGGTCTGAGACAGTGCTGCCGCATTCGTCAGTATGTTACTAAACGTACCGTTAACAATTGGATGAGCATTACTGTTCAGTGCAACGCCATCACCGCCCGGAAAGGCCGCGTTGAATGCTCTGTTCAGAATATTCGCACCAAGAGTTTCTTTGGTTTCGACCAAAGATTGAGCGAGATGTTTAGCATACGTTGAACCAATACGAATATGGTCACCGTCCTCTACAAGCACTTTGGTAAGGGCGAATGCAAGCCCGTACACTTTATAGAGGTATCTCTGAATGAAAAGCACACCACCGGACTGATATGTCACTGCCATACCGTCTGGTAGTTCTGGTGCCGCACCAAAACCATAAAGAACTGGTTCTTCATGGTACTGTCGAGGAATGCCTTGATACTCTTCGAATACCTCAGCCCACTCATCAGCACGTTGCTCATATATTCCATCGAAGACTTCGTTTAAGATAGGTTCAACTATCGAACGAAAGTCGGTACTACGCATAGGAGTAGCCATAGTTCAATACCCCCCTTAAACCGAGTTGACAGCTGCTTTGTATTGATGTTCGTTAATACGAACAGTAGCAACTACAAAAGCATCAGTTAGTGTACTATCCACGCCACCTGTCGTTCCTTCAAATCCAGTGATTTGAAATTGTCCAGATGTTGTTTGAATAGGAGTAAGTTTGCAATCAGATAGACCAGTTCTTGTTGATCCACCCGGTGAAGCGACAGTCCAATCACATTGCTCACCAACGGCCGTTTGTACCGTTACTCCAGATGATGGATTGTCATATTGTACTGCAAACAGAATTTCTGGATCATCATAGACCCAAGCTGTAATTTCTGTCGCCGCAATTCCACTAGGCCAGTATGGTGACACAGTTGGAACTCCAAGAGCATCAATATATTGGCAACCGGCGAAAATGCCTAAAAGTAAAATACCGTCAGTTGTACCGCTACGAGTGCCATCGCTTGTACCTAATTGTACGACACCTGTATCGACCAATTTAACGGGATCGCCTTGGAATACATTTTGAGCGTATCCCGAAGCAATAGTATAGGCTTTCGCTATAATCTGCCCACTGTTGTGATAAGACGCACGAAAGCCAAAAGGTGCAGAGACTGAAGACATTCTGCATTCTCCCTATTGGTTGAAAGTTGAGGATCACGAGAGGTCAAATTGAGCCTCCCGATACTGACCAATCTCAGCCGTGCCATCACCCTTCTCAACTTTACCGCCAGATGCTTGTGCTTGTTCTTCAATCAACGCAGCTGTCTCCGCGAGTTTTAATTCTTCTCGCATGGGAGCATCGTGATGAGCTTCCATCATGTATTTTTCATACAGAGACATTGGGAGTTTGAATGCTAACATCTCATTGACACCTATGAAGCCATCCCACTCACCCCCTTTGATTGTTGCATACTCCCAACCAGCTATTTCTTCCGGTTTGACAGGCTCGTAGCCTAGTCGAATGCGATGCTGTACAGTGTCTCTAGGGTTTGTTGTAGTGATCCAACAAAGATGCCAACCCGGAATATCGGGAAGGTCTGGTAGACTAGATTGGAAAAATTGTTGCCTGAACATTTCTAACCTCTCATCTTCAGTAACTTCACGATTTTCTGTTACCGGACGATCTTGCATCGCCTTGCTTGTGCGGTTACTTCCAGAGGTTTTCTTAATTCGTTCGTCTGACATTTAATGTCGCTCCTTTTTCAGCGATTTTTGAAATATAAGTTGGATTTTTTAAAAACGCAAGCCTGTTTACGCCTTGTTCTCTCGATCCCACTCCATATACCGTTTGACATACTTCTGTCGAAGCACCGGATCATCCCAAACACCGTGGTCCATCATGGCTTGTTTACGCTCAGGACTGATATAAACTTCCTTACGAGTAGACGCAGGTGCGTGCTCTTTCCCAGACCCGACAGCAGGGCCACCACGAGCAACCCTTTTCTTTTTAACTGGCGTTGGTTCTTCTTGTTCTCCAACTTCTTCAACGAAATCTTCAAACTTTTCAGGCAGTCTTCGCGCTGCTCGTTCCGTTAGCTCATCCCAGTACTCATCCGTTGCTGGATCAAAACCCTCTTTGGTTAGCGAAGCGTCTATTGCATTCACAATGCTTGATTCTTCGTTTCCACCGTTGATGTCATACCAAGGATTGTCATCCATAAACTCCTGAGCGTGAGCTAAAACTCTATCGTCTACCGGAGTTTGTGGTTGTAGTTGTTGCTGCATTTGAACGTTTGCTTGTTGCTTTTGACGTTCAAGTTGAGCTATTTTTTTCTGAGCTTGATCACGATACGCTAAAGCCTTTTGTACATCCTCACCACTTTGGGTTTCCACGCCCTTAGCAATAACTTGATCCGCAAGGTTCAATTCCTTTTGAGCTACTGCGATATGTTGATCGATATTACCCATTTCCAAATTTTGGGATTTCTGTTCTTGGGCTGAAATTCTACGCTCAAGATCTTCGTTTCTTTTCCTGAGAAAATTCAGTTCGACCTTGTCTCGCTTGATCGCAGTATCTCGACGTTGCTTACGCTCCTGTTTTTCTTTGCGTCTTCGCTCACGAATGCTTTCGCGTTCATCCGATTGTTCTGAAGCACTTTCAACTTCTTTTGGTTCTTCGGGAGCCGTTTCTGTAATTTTTATTTCCTCGGCCTTTTCCTCTTGTGGTGCTTCGTCTTCAACGATAACAACTTTGTTGTCATCAGGCATTTCGTCACCGTCTTCTTTTCCTAACTCTGCCATTTTCTATCTCCTTGTCAGATAAATGCTTTTATTTGAAGTGGGTCACCTGTCACTTTTCCAATGATGTCGAGATCATTAAAAATTACGAACAATGCTTTTTCGCCATTGGGATCTTTATCCAGAGGCACTTCCCATCGGTCACCACCGTATTTTGGAACCCTTACAAAATCGCCATCGGTACACCAACTACCTTCAGGCCATAATTCCATTGTGTTCCTATTTTTAAAAGCCAAAGGTCCAACGTGCATAACTTTACCGATTTGTGTATTCCACTTTTCGGTATCTTTGGTATCTGTCGTTAAGATAATACCACCTGCTGTTTTCTTTTTAGCTGTCCTAATCTGAACCAGAACACGGCTACCAAAAGGCTGTATACCTGCGTCAATATCAGGGAATGCCTCTTTCAATGCGTTCTCATAAGTTTTTGTCACCGAATTTTTCCTCATCTAAAAGTTGCAATAGTACGTTTATTGATGACTCGTAACCTGCCATCATTCCGCAACGATGCCCGTACTCGAAAACATCGCGCTCTTGTGGATGTCTCAAAGCCTGTTCAGCAAACTCAAACTGTTTGGCTTTGAGAGCATTCAACAATTTTGTTTCTATGTTCACGCTTTCATATAACCTTTTGCGTTACCTGATAGCTTGTACTCATAACGGGCTGGCATAATGCCATCAACTTTTCCCGTCGATTCTTTTCTTGGACCTTCGGATAGCTTTCTTGGATTTTTTGCTTCCTTCATGTTGTCCATGTTCCGTTTGTAACCCATCTGGATTCTCCTTATAAAGATTGTCGAAGACACGATTAACATCCAAAGTATAGTCCAAATCAGATTTGCTGTAGTGTACCCACTGAGAAGGACGAAACTCCGGTGCTCCTTCCCCTGCCTCAAACCACGCAGGGTGCGTAACTCTTACACGATTATTTGGTAGAGCCACAATATTTCCTGTCCATTCGCCTGCATCCAGAAGTTCTAGAACATGAGACTGCTTGTGTTGAGCAGGGTCATCTCCTATTTCTGAATCTGTATAATCGACAGTGAAATAATATTTTGCAGGGAAAAACTCCCCATCAATTTTTGCTAACCACGGACACGGTGTACACCGATCCAAAACGTAGACACTATGAGTTCTAGAAGAACAGTCCCACGGTTGAGCATCGTGAGTTGCCATTGGCTCAGGCCAATCGTCCAACGGTGTATCACCGACTAACGCTGTTATTGGCATTCTCGCCCACATAGCACCGCCGTGAACGTTTGGTTCATCGGTATCGTAAGTTTCTGCACCTGTAAAAATTAATTGGAAACTGAGGCTACGGCATGGAATTGTCGTTACTGCAATCGCCATAGCATGAATAAATTCACCATGAAATTGTTGATGGTTGTAAGTGTACTCTCTTCGCACCCAACATTTGAAGTGCGGAATATTACTCTGCAAAAATGCCATGTTTTAAGTTCTACTCTTTGTCAGTTATGGTTGCGGGTCTGGGTCAATTCCTGTTCCAGTGGATACTCGTACCTTCTCACCCGTAGCCATTTCAGCAGCTGCGAGTAACTTAGCTGTCTCGTTGTCTGACTCATTCATTCGTTCTCTAGCGGCTAAATCCTCAGCCTTTCTTCTGTTTTCGTTCTCTTGTTTGATAGCTTCAAGGTCAAATTTAGCCTGACGATCTGCAATGTCATTCTCTATTTTAGCCGCTTCAAGCTGGTCTTCATTCATCATTTCAGTGGCTTTTAGCTCCATTTTATCCTTTTCAAGCTGCATTTTCGCCTGAAGTTCCATCTGATCTTGTTGAATCTTAGCTCGATCTGACTCAGCACGTTGTTGAAGCGTCATTTGTGCAATTTCTAGCGATTTATCCTGTGGCATAGGCGGTTGTGGGGCATATTTCTGCGCTTCGGCAGTCATTTGCGCTAAATCTTTGCCAAAATTGCCTAATTGTTGCTCAATAAATTGTTGAACTTGCATAATGACGGTAACTTCGTCCGATGCTTCTTGTTGAATTAAGTTTTGAGCTTGTGCTTGCTGCACTGCCGTGTGTGCTTCGACCAAATAATAGTTCAAAAGATGATCCCGTAAGTGAATAGCCATAGGATAGAGAAAATTTGGCATGATTGCAGGGTTTGCACCGAACAGTGGAGATTTCAGGAATGGCAAATGAGTCATCATATGTGCCATATGGTCCTGCTCTGGGAGAACGTATACGGGTCTGCCCAGTGCAGCCGCCACATTTTCACTCACGGGGTCAAGATTTTCTGTTCCCGGTGGGTCAATTAACACCTCTGAGTCGGGAACTTTCATAACTCTAAGGAACATTTCCTCGACTTTGCGTGCATCATACATCTGAGGCATCAACCGAGCACGTTCCATGATAGCTTGGATCTGTGCAAAACGCTGTGTTTCACTAAAAATCGCTGGATCACTAACAGGTATAACGTCCATTGGACCGTCAAAGTCTGCTGGTTCTATCTCAAGACCAGCTTCATTACCCTGTAGATCTTCATCCACCATGTAAGCACTATTGATTCTGTGTAGAATCTTGAAACATCGCTCCATTGATGAATGTAAACGTGAGTGAATAGAACTGAATACCACCATACCCTGTTCAATTAGGGCCATTGTGGTACCAACTGGCATATTTGGATTTGTATCACTGAGCTTTTCAAATGATGTTTGGACAACACCACGGCCCGCGTCTACTAAAAATCCAAGTAATTGGAATAATGTTGGGCTTGGTCCACTAAACGGAAGAGGCATTGCAATCTTGCGAATGTCATCCACCATTGCACCACCTTCGATTTCGGCTATTTCGGTGGGCTGCAAGCTGATGGTTTGTCCACTTGGACCACCTTTGAGCTTTAACATCGTTGGTATGTTTTGAATGTGAGCACTATCCATCAATGCCCTCAGTGCTCCGGTTGCAGCACCACTCAAACCACCAATCATCTGGGTCAAACCGATAGGATAAGCACCACGCCACGGAACAAATGGAAACTCTACGATCCAATCCAACTCGTTTTTCATTTCATCATCTGCTTCCCAGTTACGGTACAGCGATAATGCTTTGTTGGTGGTTTTGTCTATCGTCAGGATATACGGTTCTAAACCATCATCGAAATCCATGAAGGTGTAAATTTCAAAGATAGTTCTCAAGCCGTCTTCGTTGTAACTACTTTCTTGCTTACCTTCGATCTTATCGTTGGCAGTTGTTGCCTTGCTATACTCTGGCTCGTTTGGATAACCAAGATCGACATCGATATACATACCGGATTTTACCCGTCTTTCGTATTCCATCTTGGTGATATACTGAACGTGAGTCTTACGTTCTGCCGTATAGAAGTTCGTTGCGGCAAACGGTAAATACACATCGTCAATCGGGATAAACTCTGACTGAGGTTTACGATGCAAACTATCCCACATAAATTTCATGTACTGACCACCACCCAATGGGAGTTGGGTACTTAGTTGTTCAAGTTCAGCACGAAACTCAGGCATCTGTTGCGTAGTTTGCCAGTTCATAAAGTCTGTCTTCCGTCTGGCTTTTTCTAGCTTGTCTGGTGTTTGCTCACCTTGAACTTTACTTTTGACAGGTCCGTTCGACGGAAACGCTTCCTTCATAAATCGTGCGGAAAAATCAACGCACGCTTGAATTAACATTGGATGCACCACACGGTTAGCACCTTCAAATTGTGCTCCACCCGGTGCATCATCACCAAGTCCAGTGCGTTGTAAACCTAATTCGTATTGTTTGTCGCGTTTCTCTCTGGACTCTTTGTCTTTCGAAATCTTGTCTACTAGATCAATGATTGCCGTGTTGAGTTTATTCTGGTCTACCTCTTCGACAATATTAGCAAAATGTGCAAGCCTTTGCTCTTGGCTCAACTCCATTTCTTCAAGACGAACAAAAGCACCACCGTCTTCTGTTTCCTCAACCTCTGCTAACTCATTTGGGATAGCGACAGTTTCGCCTTGCTGTTCTTCTTCCATCATAGTTTCGTCAGACATCATATGCCTCCAGTATCTGATCAGACATCATGTCAACTTTTTTGGCGTTGTAAACCCCACCCTTGGCAAATCGTAACTTTCCTTGAACCCCAATGAACTTTTCATCCGTCTGTGGATCATATCTTCCACCAAGTCTGATACTTCCGTCATCGGTCTGATAAGTTATGCCGCCCTGAGCCGGACCTGCTTGTAATTGTCCATAACTAAACAAATCTTGCAGGTTTTCCATTCCACCTTGGACACTCGCTGATGCATCTATCACTAAATTGTCGTTGATGTTTTTGACAATACCCAACTCGGCAAAGCCTTGAATTTGGTCAAGTGGTAAAGTTTTCTGTGAAACTTTTTCACCATCGAAAAACAAAATGTCCCGATAGCTACGACCACCACTGACATCAATTCCACCCGTGGCTTGTGCTCCGAGAAAATGTTCGAACAAGTTATCAAAAAAACTTTGACCAACTGATCCACCCTCTTGATAGCCACGTTTTTTCATCTCTTCTATCGACGCTGAAATTGTATCTACGATTTCCGGTGTTATTTCTTGTCCCGGTACTTTGGTGCGTATCGCTGTAGATTTATTTGCTTCTGATTCAAGTTTGCCTCTAACCATTTTTCCTTCACGCTCTTTGTACAAATCTTGAAATAATTGACTTTGTGGCACATCACGCTCAAGAGCACCCAAATATTTCCCAGCCATTTGTGTGTCGTAGGTAGAGTGTGGTATTAGAGGATCGGTAATAATATCAGCTTCTAAATCTATTTCACCAATTGCTCCACCAAACATTCCGGCTGGTGAATCTAGTTGAGATCTATCCGTAGTAGCAACCCTAGCTTTACCCGGAGAAGGAAATCCAGCCTTCTGTGCTGGTTGTTTCTCCATCATTCTCATAAATTTTTTCCGCACTCTAGACGGTGCCTTAGCAATATAATCACGAAGATCCGGTGAATCTATTCCGGGCCAATCCTTTACAGGTCTGAAATCTTTATCTTCACCAACTTGTTTTTTCATCAGAGCGTCAAAGGCTTTCATATCTTTTTTCTTCATCCCACCGCGAGTAATAGTCACGGCTGTCATTTCTGCAAGCAGCTCCGGTGTAAAATTGTTAAAGTCTAAAGCTCTGGGTGACATTGTTCCCGTAATACCCACGACTTCTTTACCTGTTTCTCTCGCTTCTTCAAGAGCACGATTTTTTAAACGAGCGATTATACTTTGACCCGATGCCCAAATGTTTGTTTCAGGATTATTTGGAAGACGCTTATTCTCACCTATTTTTCCTGCATCGCCACGCATATAGTCTCTGCCACCTTCTGTGAGGACAGGTGTTTCCAATTTGATATCGTCTACAGCGGTAATTTTTTCACCAAGGCTCGAACGATCTCCATAAAAAGGAATTGCTATTTTCCCTTCCAAATCTTCGATACTGATTGTTTTCTTTGGTGCCATCTCAACTACTGATTCTGATTCGACCTCAACCTCAGATGGTGGCTTGTCCATTTTGGTTGCCTGATAGTTCAAAGGATCAATCTCTTCTTTGGTCAATCGAGAGTAATCGTCTTTACCAGTGTCACCTACGTCCCTCGGACCTTTACCACCTCTACTCTCTGCACCCTTAACAATTTCTTCGGCACGGCTCTCGACAATGTTCGGATCGTATTTTTTCATAACACTTCGTGTCATCTCACGCCTCGGTCCCGCAGTAGCTGTCCGACCAAACGGTATCATGCTCACACCCATCATTCCAGCCATTGCCGTTGCTTTAGCAATCTCATCATCGTCTAATAGTTTTATAATAGTTTGCCCCATCTCTCGTAATTCCTGTGGGGCTGTAGGACGGATGGCTTCAATCAGATCAATGTAATTTACAACACCGTCATCATTCAAATCCGCAATACTCGATCTCTGTTTGGTAACCTCTCTTTGAAAATCTCTTTCGTCCATCCCCAAGTCAAGCTCGACTGAACCACCCTCGGCATAGGTTACATCGGTTAGAAAGTCCTCACGCATTTTGTCCGTGATGTCCATTCGCCAATCACCGTTCGGTGTCTGGTATGGTTCTACGCCATACTTCTTGCCAATCTTCTTGGCTTCCTTGACCATCACAGTGTCGTATAACTGTCTCGGACCATCGGCTGTATTTTTTCCATTCTCTATTAAATCAACGGCAATATCCTTATCGAATGCACGCCCGACTTGTTCGTTTCCATCCGTGTTTTGAAAGATGATGTCTGCTATTTCTTCGCCATATCGCTCCCGTATCACCTCTTGATTTCTATTCCCCAATACTGAAATCTCATCTTTAAACTCTGTCTTTCTTACTGGGTCATAGTAACTAAAATAACCCTCGCTTGGATTATAATCGAAAGACTCTATGTACCGTCTACTTTCACGCATATCTGCCGATTGCGTACCACTGACCCACCCAATTGCATCGTCAGCATTATCAACACCCTCGTTGATTAATCGTTGCATTGCTAACTTGGGCCACTCTTTCAAGAATGGAAAGCCTTTAGGCACACCCGGCGGCGTAACTATTCGATTTAAAAATCTTTGTTTTATTTCTAACCGATCACGCTTATAGCGCAGTCCTGCAAGTTTCTTTTGGGTATCTAGAAGCTTAGTAAAATTTCCTTTCATTTGGTATTCTGAAACAAATAGCTTTAGGAGGTCTATACCGTCTTTAATCTGTCCTAATTCGTCCTGTATTTCTTTTTGTAGCTTGGCTTTGTTACCAAGAGTTATTTTTTCATCACCTAACTCACGAAAAGCACGTTGTATGTTTTCGTAGATTGCATCTCTCACCGCTGAGATGTCTCCAAGTTGCCCACCCGATAAAATCTCGTAAGTCTCTTTGCTTTCGGGATTACGGACAATCTCATCGCTTATAATTATTTCTAAATTTCTTTTGTCTGCATTTACTCTGGGCGTACTCAAATCTATTTCAGTGTTGACATCAAACTCGCCATGTTTAGCTTTCATTATTGCCGTGTCCGATTGCATCTCTTCCGCAAACGTCACGTTCTTCGGCTCTTCCATTCCTTTCTGACCGGGGATAGCTTTGTCTCGAAACCTATCACTTCGTATGTGAAATATTGTGTTCTCATACCCATCGAAGTGTGGATTAGGCAAATCATAGTAATCGCCACCTTGTGTACGCATATTTTCTTTTTGATATTTAACTGCCATCTCCGGAGTTAGTCCTACGAGTAACTCTTGATACTCATCCGAGGCTTTAGGATCATAACCGGGGGAAATCTCCTTCGGTCTTCTCATGGTTGTTGCATACTCTGGAACAACACCAGTGTCATCGAATTTCAATAGTTCTTCTCGGATCACCCCAGACTTTGGCACTCTTCTCTGCAACGCTTTCTGTAGGTACTCTGTCGTGACAGTATCGTCAGGTTTTTCGCCAGCCATCTCCTGTAGCTTGGCTTGATATCTTATGTCTTCAAGTTCCGGTTCAATAAACTGCTTCTCAGTTGGGCTGATGTCTTCAGTAAGTTTCCTTACCTGACCCACCGTCATTTTTTGTTGTGGACTGCTACCAAGTCTTTCTCCAAGTCGGCCCTTGTAACTCGCAGCTTCTAACACGGAAGTATCCGGTAGCTTCTGTCCAACTCCCTGTAAGAAACTCTTGATAGGTCTGCCTATCGTGCTCGTAGCAAACTTCGCCCCCGGAATGTAATCCGCGGCCATCAGTGTACCCAAGCCAGCCATCGCCATACCCTTTGCAATGTCACCCTGACTAATGTTACTGCCAGCTTGCTTTAATGCCCCAGCAATCTCGGTTGGATAAGACGGACGCAAGAACTCATAGGCATCAATGATATCAATTCGTCCATCGTCGTTTAGATCAGCTAAGGCTCCACGTTGTTGCGTTACTAAACGATCACCCATTGCCTCGGACAGTGGGTCATCTCCGGTGACACCCAACACACGACCACCCTCGTTCCACTTGACCTTGTTCGCCCAGTACGCGGCCGAAGTCTTACCCTTAGCAATATTCTTGGCGTGTCTGGCCTTGAACGACTTACGTCTGGCCTTTTGTTTTTTGGATTCGCCCTTCTTAGGCTTGCCCGCTGTGCTCACACCTTGTTGACCAAACCGGATTAGTCTCTCGGTGCCATTGTCGTTGATCTTTACAACGTGAGATTTGGTTGGGTGATTAGGCGTGCGTCTCGGTTTATTTAATTGCAAACTATCTTTGAGAGACTTTTTGCTCATAATTATTCGCTATCACCCATTCCTATATTGAGTTCATCAGCGTCTTCCGCAGCTATCTGTTCAGCACTAGGAAAACCTAACGACATCGCTAACTCTTCTTGGAATGTTCTGGGGCCGAAAATAGATTTAAGAGCGCCACTCCCAAGAGTGAACGCTGCAGCGTTTGGAGAAAATAATGGAGCAACTTGCATAAGTGATCCAACTATCTGTCGCGCAGCGTCTCCGACAGGCATGTTTAATTCACCAGCATACCGTGGCCCCTGATCTGAAACACCGGGAGTAAGACTACTGAAGTCAACCTCATATTTGTTTGCAAGGTCCAAAAGAGTCTTTATCTGCTTATCGGCATAGGATTTACCCTGACCCGTTACCCCAATTTGATCATACGCTTCTAACAATGCCTCATCACCACCAAATATTTCATAGCCCGTGTTACCAACACTATTCGGGGTAAACATATATTTTATTACCTCATCCACCCGACCGGGAGCTTTGTCAGGATTCGTTTCGTCATCAACAAATCGGTCAATTAACTTATTGTACAATGGTTGGCTAATTGTACTTACAAATTTTTCCATGTCACCAAGCGTGCTTGCTCCAGTGTAAAACTCTGGCCTTGTACCTCCTTGAGTTCCCGGATCATCCATGTCGTAGGTGTTCGCCATAACGTTCGCAAAACCTTTCATTCGAGGATCAATTATCCCAAACCCCTCACGCCCTTCTTGCTTACCAAAGTTTAGGTAATGCTGTCGGGCTACGTTCTCAATAAAAGCTGTCGCGCCTATCGGGTTGGTCCGAAGTCGCTCGTTGTCTCGTGATGCTTTGGCTAACTCTGTCTGAGCATTCAGAAGAACGTCAGGGTTGGCCGCAAGGTATTGCATCTCTCTACTAGCTTGTGGCTTGTTGGCCTGTATCTGTTCTTGTTGCGCGGCAAACTGTCGGAACTTATCCATGTCAATTTCGCCCGTGACCGGATCTTGTCCGTAAGCCTCTTCGACTGATATGAGGTCAGCTACCACCATGTTGTTCTCCTAAACAGCATAAGGATTGATCCTTGGCTTGTCGGGCTTGATAGGCTCATCGATATCCATCGCCTGCGGTAGCTCAAACCAGTGATCATTTTTGAGATATATCATAGCTTGAGTGAATGTGTCTACATAATCATCATGTGCAGCCACTGGGAACTTAGTCAACTCATTGTAAAAGTCGTTGGCCCAACTAACCCGATGGCCCGGATTTTTTTTGCTCTCCGGTATCCACACCATGCCCAGTTCCAAGATCGGTGCGGCCTGATGTGCTCGACTGACTTTGTCTGCGTTGTGTGGGTTGTACCCCACGGCAGGTACCTTAGCCAATCGCAAATCCTGTAGGAGTGATTGCCCACTGGCCTTGGCCTCAACCAATATCCGATCCGGTCTACGTGCTCGGCTGTATGGGCTGTCCTTACTCATCCCCCCATACTCGGTGTTCCAATCCTTGATTGCTCTGGCCCGAAGGTCTGGATAAGTCAGGTGCTCGGACCATGCGTCGATCAACATCACGCCCCTCTCGCCCTCGTGGGTAAACATCGCCCAGACCGTACAGGCTGTCGGGTCACCCGTTGTCTTTTCCGTAAAGGCACAGTCGTAACTTTGTAGGATATACTCAAACGGTGGTAGCCCCTGATCGTGAGGCCACAACTCAAAGTATTGCGTGCGTAGGATACCGCCCTCGCTCGGTGTCGGGTCTTGTTGCAACTGGCCTGCCGTGCCATAGGTTCCCAACAACTGCTTGAGTTCGGTGATCTCCTTCTCGCCAAACCGTTCCGGACAAATCAGTTCGCCCTCGACTTGCCGTGGGTCATACACTCCGAGAACCGACCGCCTCGGTACACCATCCCACTCGGCTGGGATCATCAGATGTTCCCAACCCCCGATGTCATCCAAGATGTGGCCTGAGATATCTCGGTCATGTAGTCGTTGCATGATGGTGACCATTGCGTCATTGCGCGGATCGTTCAGTCGCGTGGACCACACCATGTCGAACCAATCCAGTGCGCTCTCTCGGATTGTATCTGACTGCGCTTCTTGTGCGGAGTGCGGATCGTCAAGGATCAGTCTCGATCCCCCTTCACCCGTTGCCGTACCACCAACCGATGTGGCGAGTCGGTATCCGGTCTTGTCGTTCTCGAATCTTTGCTTGGCGTTCTGATCGCCTGACAGTTTGAACATATGACCCCAACGTTCCTGATACCACGGGGATTGGACAAGTCTCCGCGCCTTGAGGTTGTCTCGTATGCTGAGGTTGCCTGAGTAACTCGCGCATAAGAACTTCTGATCTGGTGACGCTAACCATTCGAACATGGGCCACATCACACTGACTATCGTGCTCTTACTGTGTCGAGGTGGTATATTGATAAGCAACTTCTGTATCTGACCATCAGAAACTGCCTCAAGGTGCTCACATATTTCCTGTATGTGCCAAGACTCTATAAACCGAACCCCCGGCTCCACAACGTGCCAGCTTTGTTTGACAAACTCGTAGAGCGAAGCACTAGCAGCTCGTCTCTCTTTCTCTGTCCGGATAAGATCGCGCAGTACAGCAGGACTTGTTGTGTTTACATTCTCAGCTAGACTCATCACTCCCTACCTTGTCGAGCAATCGTTGCATATCATCAAGCTCGGAGTCTGACAAGTTCCGAAGATCGACCGCCGCCAGTTGGATCGG